TATTACCAGTTGCTGCAGTAATCGTTTTACCTACAGTATCTGCAGATTCAAATGCAGCTGCAATTACTGAAGATGGATCTAGAACTGCAATAAAGTCTCCTACTGCAAATGGATGAGTATCAGTTGTTGCCCCTACAACATCTCCTAGTGTATATACTGCAGTAGCAGAATCTGTTGCAGCCGTGATTGCTGCTCTTCCTGGACTAGCACCCTTTAGAAGAATTGCTTGACCAGCAAAAAGTTGGATAGCAGGACCACTACCAAAAGTAACAGTAGATGCAGATGCAGCACTAACTCGGTAGACACCAGTTTTTACAAGTTGATATTCTGTTCCAGCTGCAGCGATACTATTTGTACTTATAACATTGAGAACGGTCATATTAAGCTCCAAAATTTTTTTTCCTATATTCTATTTATCTTCTGAGACTTTTTGTTGTTTTATCAATTTTTGAAGTTCTGCGGTAGAACCTACAAACAAGGCATTAGTTACACTGGTTGGTCCCTTTCTAGGTTTCTCATCAATATCTTTCATTTTTTTCTGAAGGTCTATTAATTTATCTGTTATGTCTGCAACATTTTTAATACCTTGAATCGCAACTTCATATGCTCTAGGATGGTCTGTATTTTGTGCAACATCTAATGCACCTTGAATTGCTTCTTGGCCTTTTTCTATCAAATCATAGAGTTGACCTCTAGTGTAATCATAATCTTTTGTTATATCTTCTTTTGTCTTTGGGTCAACTGTATTTTTTTCTATAGTATCTTCAGTTTGTATTATTTCAGAAGGCATATCAAAAACCTCATCTAATTTATCAAAAGTGCTCATAGATCTTCATCTTGTCCAGTTTCAGGATTATATTTTTTATTGTCAGTAAACTCTGAGAATATTTCATTAAATCCAAAATCATCATCTGGATCCGCATCTAATGGATCTGGAGTTACAGTATATCTAATTTGTCTAGGAGCATCTACTGTATCTACAGTAGTATAAGTATCAGCTTGTACTTTTTTGATAAGTTTTTGATCTGCAATTGGACCGTATAGATAAGTCTTTGCTGTAAATGTTAGATTATAAATTATCGATCTTCTTTTTTCAAAATCGCCTTCATAATCATCTTCATAAGAAATTGAATTCAAAACTACAGGAACATCTTTAACTTCTCCCATCTCATTAATTAAATTTATAGTAATGTTAAATGATGGTTGAAAATAGGGTAGAATTTGTTCAAGAATTTGAATACCATCATCATTATTTTTTGCAATAACAGATAATTCAAATTCAACATTATAAGGAACAGGCATAAACTGTTTCTTAGTTTTGGTATTATCTGCAGGATCTACAGATTTTATAGTTTGAATAGGAGATACTTTTCTTGAAGGATCGTAAGAAAAACCATTCACCTCAAAAGAAATTCTTGGTAAAGTGATTTGAATTTTTTGATTAAGATTTGGTTGTTGTCTAAGTCTTGATAAAAACTTTTGTTTTGGACCATAAGCAAGAGGAACTTTCATACTTTGAATAGTTCCATCTTCGGCAGATCTTCTCAGTTCAATATTATTGAACAGAGTTCCAAAACCAATAATAGTTTTTCTTATAATTTCGTGATATACATAAGTGCCTAACATTAGAACGATCCTCCCATATCTCCATATTCACCAAATGGATTGTTTTCTGAAAAGTCAAGAATAAGATTGCCTTGATCCTCAAAGTATTTATTCATTGCCCAATCTATCTCTTCAGTTTCAAACGATTGAGTAGAATAGTTTGCAGATACTGTCCAAGAAGCTCCACTTGTACCTCCAGTTAATACATCTGATGCACTTAACTCTCCAGATTTTCTAGATATTTTTAACTCTCTAGTTGCTGGATTCCATGCAGCAACTTCTGCAGTTACCGCTGGTGTTTCATTATTACTGACGGTCTCTCCGACTGTAAAGTTTCCAGTTCCACCTGGCAATAAAATATAACTTGAAACTACTCCATATTCAGTTTCAACTTCATCAATTGCAGGATCACCAGTTTCAAAATCCTCATGTGAATATTCAAATAGTTCACACTTAAGTTCATATACAAAAGCACCTAATGGATTTTGTAATTGATAGAATGGTTTTTTATACTCAACATATTTAATTTCAAACAACTTTTGAGTTAATGGAAAATAAATTAAATCTCCTTCATTAGGTCTGCCTTCAACTATAAGATTGGTATTATCATCTACAGCATCTTCAAATCTTTTTCTTGCAACTACAAATGTAACTTGATCTGTAACTCTAATTCCAAATTTTGTATATAAATCTCCATCTCCCTGAAAACCATCTATATTTGCAACATACATCTCAACTTCGTATGCTCCAGTAAATTCTGACATACTATCCTCACGGAATAAAATATCTTCATCTACTAGAGTTCTAGGAACATACTTTACATCCTGACCATAAATTTTTATTTGTTCTATAACGAGGTCTTCATATAGACCTCTTTCCAAAGTTGTGCCTTGAGTAAAGTAAGGATTTCTTGCCATGTTAGTTACCCGATCATGTCTAATGGTGGTAATTCGTATTGATCTCTTAACTGTTTATCTAATTTTTCTAATTCATTCACAGCATCATCATAAATTTTTGGTCCATTTAGAGTTACCCCTCCAGGTAACTGAACACCTTCATACTTGATCAAGTTCTGTCCCCAATATCTTTTAATCATTTGAGTGCAGTAATCTTTAACCCACAAGTGATTATAAATCTTAGTAAAGTCTTCTGGATTTAATGCTTTGAAACAATCAATAACTAAAAACTGTCCAACAGCAATATCATTCTTCCAATCCATATCAACATACAATCTATTTTGAGATTGTGTAAATCTAACTGGTTTTTTACCAACTAATAGAAAATCAATCTGAGATAGTTGTTGCATAACAATGTAATAATGAGTGAATGATGTTGATGTGAAATCATACAAGTCATTCAATCTAATTTGATATCTAATATCAAAAAAACTCATTGCATTTTTATCACCAAAATCAAAGATACCATTAATACCAATAACGGAATCTGGAACTTCAATATATCCAGATCCTTCATGATGTATTGTTCCATCTGGAGAAGTTACTTCTTCTCCTAATGATTGTGCTCTATCAATTTCTTCTTGAGTAACTTCATGTTTTAGATACATTCTGGTTACTCCATCATATCCAAATTGAGAAAATTTTTCAATTGTATAATCTACTGCGTCATCTACCTGGGCAGCTGCTACGTTAACCTCGATGACAGGAGCTCCTAATCTTCTAAGACAATAATCTTTCAATCCTTGTTTTGATGTTACGGTTGACATGTTTACCTCCTAGTTATTATCACCAAGTTGATAATTCAGATCTTTTCCAAGTATCAGTTGCAATACAAATATACAAATAATCGGAATCATATCTGATTTCACCTGCAGTTCCTGTTGATGTAGCTGAAGCTGGTGCAGCAGTATTTGCAATTCTATCAGCAGTAAAAGCAGTTGGTATGCTAGTTAAATCATTATATGATCCACTAGTTGCAACTGTAGATAGTCCAGAAATATCAGTGGTCGCATCAACTTGACCCATAGTAATTACTTGTCCAGCAATTGTTAGATAATTATATGCTCCAGATAAAGTCACATCAGTTGAATTATCTGTTCCAACTGGGTCAAAATCTACGCCAGATGTTGGGATTGCTGGTTTGTTACTAAGAGACGTGTAAGATATTTCTAAATCTTCAACAAAACTTTTAGTAACTCTTTCATCAATATCAGTATTTGCTCTTGTAGTAGTGTAGTATAAATTAGTTCCTTCCGTTAGATCTGTTGTTGATTTAGCGTCAAATGCAGTATCAAATCTTGCTTGTGTATAGAATAACTTATTGCCTTCAACAATATTAGTGGTAGAAAATTCAGTAAAGGCTATTGACAATGTTAACGCACCACTCACGTCGTTGTAGCCGGCAGAAATTCCAGTGCCACCAATAACTAGGGCCGCAACTCTATCATCGACTCTTTCATCTGTATAATATAAATTAGTTCCTTCCGTTATATCTGTTGTTGATTTAGCGTCAAATGCAGTATCAAATCTTTCTTGGGTATAGTATAAATTAGTGCCTTCTGTTAGATTCGTTGTTGTTTTATCAGTAAATGCAGTATCAAATCTTGCTTGTGTATAGTAAAGATTAGTGCCTTCAGTAATACTTGTAGTATTAAATTCAGTAAAATCTAATGATAATGTTAGTGAATTGGCAACATTATTATAAGATGCAGAAACTCCAGTGCCGCCAACCAGTAAAGATGAAACTCTATCATCAACTCTTTCATCAGTATAATAAAGGTTAGTTCCTTCAGATACTGCAGTAGTGCTGAATGATATGTTTGCAGTACCATCAAATGAAATACCATTTATTGTTCTTGATGTTTGTAAAGCAGTAGCGGTAGAAGCATTACCAGTCAATGCGCCACTTACTCCTCCATTTGCTGTTATTAGACCTGTAAAAGATGAAGTTCCACTAACAGTTAATCCAGTTAGAGTTCCTAGAGATGTTAAACTAGAAGACGTAACTCCACTACCAAGAGTTGTTGATGTTAATACAGAAGTTCCATTGATTCTATACTGTTTAGCAGTAGCAAGATCAAAGTGTTCTGTAGAAGTCCATGCATCAGTTGCGTCGTACCATAAAATACTATGATTAGTAGTGCCTTTTAAATTAACTCCACCACCATCTACATCTACATCAGTAGAAGGAGATACATCATAAAGGTTAATAACCTTTGCAGTCCATGATGGTAGACTTGTAAGTAACAGAACACCATTTACATTTATGTCTTGAACATTTGTTGTTCCACCATTAACAGTAAGGTTATTTCTAACAGTTGTAGTACCAGATCCAACTCCAGTAGCACCTATTGTAATAGAAGTTGCAGCACCACCAATATTAATTGTTGGAACTGTAGTATTGAAAATAGAAGCGGTAGAACCTGCAGTTGCATTTGTTATTGTTGGTGATGCACCACTAAGAGTAACCGCACCAGTAACTGCAAGAGTATTATTGATTTGAGTTGCAGCATTAATTGTTGGAGTTGCAGTGACAGTTAATGTATCTCCAGACGCATCTCCTATAGTTGTATTTCCATTAACAATTAGGTTTCCTGTTAATGTAGAATTTCCAGAAACAAGAAGAGTTGTTAAATCAGCATTTCCACTGATAAAAATATCTTTCCATTTTTTAGTACTTGATCCAATATTCTTGGAATTATTCACATCTGGTAAAATATTACTGCTAATATCTGCTTGAATATTTACTGAGTCGGACTCACCCTGACCCAAAGTAATAGTTCCTCCAGAACCATCTTTTGCTTTAATAAAGATATCTCCGTCAGCAGTAATATCACCAGTTACATTTAGATTACCGCCAATACCGACGCCGCCGGTCACTACAAGGGTTC